AACCCCTAGAAGTTGCTTTGTGCTCCACTAAACTGCATTGTTTCTTGGTTTGGTAAATCATATCATCTTGATGCTCAATAAAATCAAGCATAGACCACTCTTTTCTGTCTTCTATAAAAATGAGTCTTTTAGGGTGTGGTAGTCTTATTGAACTAGTTCTATTGAAAAATACTTCATTGGAGGCTGTCCTTGAGGCGAACCAAATTTTCTTATAATCTATGCAGGCTTGCAGATGCTCATTAGCCCTTCTGATAAAATTACTAGTAAATACTTGATTGAAACAAATTTGATGATTTTCTTGGTTGTATTTTATTTTAGCTGTCCTTAGAGACTTCTGGTATTCCAAACCTTCTGCGTCTGAGTTTAAGGGTATAGTTTTTAAATTTATTCTAGCATCTTTGAAAAACTGAGATTCATTACAACTATCTAAATATGTATCAGAGCCAGCATTATCAAGACATATAAAAACAACATTAAAAGCTTGAAGAATATAAGCTAAATATTTTACATGATTGTTTAAGCTACCGAGACCTGCATAAGAGTGAACAAGAGTTCCTTGTCCGGTGTCATCATCTATCTCCATTACAGCAATAGCAAAATAATCAGCGGTAGGACTATCACTCATATTAGGGTCAATACCGAGCACGTAACGTTTTCCTGTCCTTCCTACCATTAACGTACATGGCTCTTCGTCTCCCTTAAGAGTACATAGCTCCATCTTCTTTGCGCTGAAGTAGCTATCGCTACCATCTGTAAATTGAGCGCAATACTCCCGTTGAAACGAAAAGTGAGAAGCTCCGCCTTCTTGAGCTTCTTCGATAATTGTTCTATCAATCATTTCTTCCGGAAGAGCTTCGTAACCCATTTGAGATACAAAATACTTAGCATCGCCAACATCTTCTTCCGATTGTATTTTATTTACCCACTCTTGATATGTTTTATATAAATTTTCAAAAGTATAACTAGCAGACGAAAGAGCTATCATTTTAGATTTGTTCTCAAACTTGGTCCTATCTTCTTCTTTTAAAGCTCCATCTTCTATTAACTTATCCTCTATTTCTTTTATTTCCATTCTCCTTTTCATGTCTTGAGGCGCAACAAGAAATGGCATTAAAACATTTTTAATTATGTCTTCTGGTAAAAGGAGATACTCGTCAAGGACAAGTATGTTTGCGCGGAAACCACGAATTTTTTCTCCGCTTAGAGGAATAGCTGTTATTGTTCCTCCATTTATTTTCCATTCGTATTGATCGTTTCTTTTCGTCTTTGCTCCGAAAGCTTGAGCTAATAAGGTAGCCTCTTTGGTCTCTACTATCTTCTCTATGTTATTAAAGATAAATCTTGCTGTACGGAAAGTCGGTCCAGCTATTAGTATCTTTGTATTAGGCTCAAATATACATTGCAAGAAACAATAAATAGAAGCTATAAAGGACTTACCGCAACCACGACCCCAAACACACATACTAAAGTTTCTATTAAACATCCCTCTAAGAGTTATCTCTTGGAAAGGGGCCAGTTTTATCCCTGTAAGAAGATAAGTAGTAAAATATAAATTATTTCGAAGGAATTCAGCTAAGCTTATCCTAGCCTCTTTATCTTCGAGAAAACCCTCTATCTTAGAAAGGCGTGCGTTTACATCTTCTACCTCTTTTAAATATTTCTCTGGCGACGACCACATACTAAAAAAGATTTAAATCATAAGCTAATTGCAGATCAAGTTTTTTATAAGCATCTCCAGAAAAAAATATTTTCCTTGTTACTCTAGTCGCCTCTGTTCTACCTTTTGCAAAAAGGAATTGAATGTTGTCATATCTTTGGATTATGTCTCTAACATTTCTCATTACGTATTCAGGAGTAACTTGGACTTTCTTTGTTATAAATTTTAAATAGTTAAATTTCATCATATTATCTAGACTGTTCTCGACTACAACTACAACGTAAGCATTTTGCTCTCTAGCTCTATCCATTTCCCTACAGAATCTCTCATATCCTCCAGAAAAAGTACCTATAAAATCTTTGGTTTCTTTTCTCTCGACGTAACAGTCGTTTCCATCTTTGTCTAACCAATAATCAGCAAACTTAAGACCTTCTCTTCTCGTCCCGTAATTTATATTTAAAGGTTTTTGTTCTCTTGTGTCAACTACAATCTCGTAGCCCTCTTCAATATCTTCTTCTATTTTATCTACAGGTATATTATCAAATCTTTTCTTCAGTCCTAGATTATGACACATATTATAATAATTACCAAAAAGCTTTTGATAGTAAAAAATAGGTGGCATCATAGACGAACGCATCTCAACTTGGCTTGGGGAGATTCTGATTTTCCTTCTTTCTATTCTGTCTTTAATAACTTGAACACAAAATTTTCTAGCGTCTTCTTCTGAGGCAGACTCTAAATACTTTTTCATATTAGGTCTAGAATTAAAATAGTTAGAAAAATAATGAGCTTTATTTTTAAATTTAATTAAATCTCCTGTGAGTAAGTCTCTACGAGGATAGTACTTCTGATAGTACTCCGCCATTCTCATCTTGTGTTTCCTTAAGTGCATATGAAGAGACTTTTCTGACTCAAACTCCTCTCCATCTATCTTGCAAGTATAAACCATCTTCATACAATCTTTTAAATCTTTAACCATTCACGGCCTCCTCTACAGATAAACCAAAAATTCTAGCCTTAACTTCGTCTATTGTTGAAAGCTTGTCGACCTCATCTTTGATAGTCTTCTTTCTTAGTTCTGCCATTTTAATAAGCTCTTTTCTACTCTCTTCTTCTTTCCAAGTTTCCACTAAATTTAAAATACTTGCATTATCTTGAACTTGCTTACTAAGTCTATCGCTACGTTTCTGTTTTAAATCGCTGAGAAGTTTATGCTGTCTGTTGACGCATGAGTTGTATTCGCTTTGAGCTGTATTTATAGCCTCAACCAAGCTCATAGATATTCTGCGCCCTTCGTTGTCGTTAGCTGTCTCATCTAATAACCTTTGAAGTCTGCCGACTCTTCTTTGAATATTTGACGCTATGACAACTTCTCCTGAAAGTACTATATACTGATCAACTTCTTCTTGTGTTAAGTCTGGCTTATTGTAAGTGTACCTTACAAACGAAGATTCGAACAACTCTCTTTCTGTCTCGTTTCGGTAGTTGTTCATTTGATGTATGAATCTAAAAGTATGAAGGTAGCTCATAAGCCGCTCTATATCTTTTTTTTGTCTAGGGGTAACTTTGTCTTTATCTATACCGCTGTCATGAACAAACCTATTTATTCTGCTTAAAACTCTATCCGGATGTTTAGGTGGCTTGTATTCGAAATCTTCTTCTTCCTCTCCTTGGCTTTGTTCAAAATCTTCTCCATCTAAACTCTTACAGTATTCTGTAACCATCCTTGTCTCTGCGCTAAGGCTTGTGAGCTTGTCGTTTAGAAATAATATACGAGACATCTCGACATATTTCATTGTCCCTTTATTATTTCTGATGAACTCTTTTTGTTCATCTGACAAACTTGGTTTTTCAACTTTTTGATATTCACTGGCTGGAATAGCGTTTAAATCGATCTCTGACAAAAAGGCTTTAACTGCTCTCCCTTCTTTGCTTCTACCATCTCTTCCTGTAAATCCCGCTACGTTTTGTATTAAATGCATGAGAGAAACGTCAACTTTTTCTCCCCTAAGGAACTTATCTTTGGTTTCTATTAGCGCAGCTTTTTGCTCGTCATTTAATTTAAAATCATCTAAACTCATAACCAATCTATATCGTCCTTTTCTAATATTTTTTTAGCTTTAATTATAATAGATTTTTGAATATTTTTAATTTGTTTGTATCCGGGGCATCTATTTTTTTCTGAAGTCTTAAAGTTTAGTTCTTTTGCTATTTCCTTTTCTGGTTTGTTATCTATGTAAAACCCTTGATAAACTACCCACTCATTATGCTTTAAAACTTGTTTTAATTTATTATGCATTTTAGCGATTCCGTTTTCCAAGCTTATTACGTCCTCTGATCTATTATCTATTTCTGACTTATGGTTTTCTAGGGGTAGGGCCATTTTAACATCATAAGCTGATTTCTTTTTCATAACCCACCTAGCATAAAGAGGACACTTGGTATCTTGCGTTCCGTATATTGTGCAAGCTGACTCTGACTCTGCAGCGGCACACCTAACGCAGGGTTTACAATAATTTGTATAATTGTTTCTTACTAAGTTCTTTAGTTGGTTAGAAATAATTCTATTTAACCAAGGTAGTAAGGGCTTAGATTGGTCATATAAATGCCATTTTTTAAATATGTGTATTTTTAAAATTTGAGAGATATCTTCAAAATCCATCCAAGTGAT